TAACACACAAAGGAGTGTTTCGTTAGCTCGCCACGTCGTCAAGCTGGACGTACGGGCTGACCTGAGTCGATCCGTCCGCAAGCAGAATCGGGGCCGACAAGATCGGCTGACCGGCGATACGGTACTTGAAGCGGTAGGTTCGCAGGTCTTTGTTGAACTGATAGTGGTCGCTTGCGTCCACCGTCATTTCAGAGTGAACAACGTAGATGAATTTCGACCGATCAATCATCACAACGTCGCCAGCCGTGCCAAGAGGCGAAGAGTATTCGCTCGGAATCACGGTCAGGCCGAAAAGATTCATGTCCACGCCACCGTTGGCGTTGGGAATCCAAGCCAACTGACCAGCCGTCGATTCCATCGTAATCATCTTTTCAAGGATGAGCGGGTGGATTACGACCACTGCGTTTTTGCGAGACTTCGGGGCGAGCCTCGAATACATCTTCGCAAAATCAGCCAGCGTCACGGTTCCAGCCGTTGCACGAGCAACTTTCACGGTAGCGGCGTGGTCAATCACACCATAAATGCCGTTGGTGCCCGCACCAATAAGACCTTCTCCGTCCCACTCGTTAATCGACTGTTGCTGAAACAGTTGCTTCAAAGAAGCTTCAACGTTGGCGGGGCTGTCGTTCAGAAGCTCGAAAGTCACGTCGGCCAACGCCATTCTCTTGAGTGGCTCGAAGGCAAGCTGTTTGAATTTCGGCTCGCTGTTGGCAGCGGGAGCGTTGCCCTCAGCAACCAGCGAGTGAGTCACGCCGCTGGTGAAAGCGGAAGTGCCACCGCTCGGGGTAATCGTCTGGTCGAGAACCGGAATATAGACCTTGTCCAAATTCGTGGTTCGCACGTCGGCACCGGGGAAAATCGAAGCGTCGAAGCCCTCAACAGAGAGCAACTCGTTGATATATTCCTCGGGGACGAGGTAACCACCAGCCGTGCCAGTGCCCTCGGTCAAAGCCTTGCGACCAACTTGGTACTTGTTGGTCAACAGGTTGTGACCCTTTTCCCGAGTGCGGGAATCGGGGTCGTCGGCCATCGCAACAGCTTTGGCGTACTCGCCGAAAGACTTGTGCTCTTCCTGCTTCGGCTGAGCCGGAACCTTGACGTTGATCGACTTAATCGACTTCTCAAGACCAGCAATGATCTTCTCTTCAATCGCTTTGGCGACCTTGTCGAGAGACTCTTCGCTAGCAGCTTCGACAACCTCAGCGATACCAGCGTCAACGAGTTTTTGGGCAACGTCAGCCGACATTTCGACCTCGTCACCCGCTTTGTAATCTCCCATCTCGGAGACGAAACGAATAATAACAGTATCCATGAAATGAATACCTCCAATTGAAAAAGGGTTAATTGGCGGTATTCGTGAACGATCCGGAGCAACGAAGCCGTGGAGGATCGGCGGGCCGTCCTCAATCGGTGCCGCAAGGGTGCGCCATCAAATCCGACTGAGGTTATTTAGCTGCAGCGAAAGAAAATCTGCGCAAAAGAAAAGCGGCCCGAGGGTAACGGGCCGCTTTCACAGGTAACAGGAGTTAAGAGCTAGGCTCTTCCTCGCAGTCTTTCCAAAATCTCATCTTGTGTGATTCGCTTCTCAAGCTTCTTAATCAACTCAGCTTCCAACGATTTGATTCGTCGGGCGAAAAACTTCGGGGGCAATTCGATCTTCGGCCCTTGCTTCTCTTCCACGATGGGCACGGGCTTGGGCATTACAAGAGTTGGAGCGTCGGCCCAACTCCAGCACGAGGGCTTCGGCTCGCCCAACAACTTGATTCCCTTCGATACTGCGAGGGCCACGCAATCGGAGTTTGCGGGCACGTTGCAAACCGAAAACTCGTGCATGTCCCACTTGGTGATAAGCCGCTTTGCTCGGTCCCAGTCGGGTCGGGATTTGATTTGCTCGGCGGTCGGATAATCCAACTCTAGGTAAGTGCACCCGACCGAGTGTGATTTGATCAAAGGCGGGTCGTTGCTGAGGAGTTCCCAAACCTCTTGGCTCAATTGGGTCTTTCCGTGGAGGTAATACTTGCTGATAATCCGCCGATCCTCGGTCTTGACCCAACGAACAACGCCGATATTCGGGTTCTCGTGTTGGTGTGCCCACAAGACCGGCATTCCCGCAAACTGCTTTTTGACCAGCCCGCTCGGTAGCAAGACCTCGTCGTCGGAGTCAACCGAGTCCGTGGAGATAATGGCAACCACTTCCCGTTTGGCCCGCTGAACGTCTAGTTCACTCTTGAATGTTTTAACTCTTTGTTCCATGCTTTATTTACCCTTGAGGATCGAAAGAATCTGCTCTTGGTTGTCGGTGTAACCCTTGAAGAGGTCACGAGGTTCCATTTCCGCCGTGCCGCCAGCAAGGTAGCGAGCGTATACAACGTTGGTGCCGACCCTTGCGACCAACTTGTCCTCGTCCACTTCCCACGTTATTGACCTTCGAAGCTCGCCGCTTTCGAGGGCTGGAGGTTCACCGGGGGCTGAGTGCGGAGGGCACTTGGTACCGAGTTCTTTTTTGACAACGTTGGCCGTGTAGATCGCCGCCCGTTTGAGGTTCTTGGCCCGATCCTTTTTGAATTTCTCTAGCCACTCGTCACCGAACCAATGAAAGCTCATTCTTCCTCCCGATTGGTCGGCGGTTCAATCAGCAACATCTCCAACGTACAGAGGCAATTGGGGTGTATCGGTGGTGTTTCCTTGTCCTGATACTCAGCGGGTGCGCCATCGTCCTTGTAAAAAACATCGTCAAAACCAACGTCCTTGTTCGCTAGCGATTGGCACAACTCACACGCTTCCGAAGAAAGCATCAGACGGTAACCGCTAACCACCCCGCTATCTCGTGCGGCTTCCTTGGCCCCGAGATTGTGAGAACGGCTCGCTTCCGTTTGTGCGATTCGCCAGCTTCGGGATTCTTCCGCTGAGTCAAATATCTCTTCAACTCGGCTTTGCAACTGACTCATTCGCTCGCCCGTGGTCAGCCCTTCTTCCAACGACTCCCGCAACTGCTTGATTGCGGCGTTGATTTCGAGCGACGTTGTGCGGTTTGTTTCCTCACAGAATCGCAACGCAAGCTTTTTGATCTTGTCTCGCAAAAACGGGTTGGTCACGTTGAAGACCTCGTCGCTGATTCCAACTCTTGCAACAAGGTCTTTCGCAGCGTCTTCGTACTCTCCCCGGAAATACAACTCGATAAGCGGTTGGCTGTCCTTGTAAAGCTCCCTATCCCAGTCTTCCAAATCAACGAATTTGTCGGGGAGGTCGGCTTTGATTCCCTTCGCAACCGCCGCTTCGTGGGATTTCTTCAGACTTCCGAGCACGTCGGCCCGCTGTTTTGCGAAAAACGACTTCAGAACCTTGGCCAACTCCTCGCCTTTGGGCGGCTTCCGACCGCTCTTGAGCGTCTTTCGAGCCGTCTTCTCGACCGTGGGGGCCTGGTTCTCGGCTTCCGTTGGCTCGCCATCCGGCCCGAGGATCGCCGTTTTGCAGTTGTCGCAACCGCAAGAGTGGGCTTTTGGGGCCGTTTGCTGGGGAATCGGGGCCAAAACTGGCGAAACGGGGGCGGCAACCTCCAAAGCCGCAACCAAAGCCGCAATCTTGGCGGAATCCATCAACGGGAACGCCATTTCAAGGGTGATTCGGGCCGCTTCTCGGGACATTTGGCCCGAGGTTACAAGACTTGTAACGGCAAGCATCGACTGCAATTGAGCCCCGTTGAGCGCACTGGCCTGCAAATTCCCTTCAGAAGCCGCTGTTTCGACCGTTGTTTCGGTCGTTGGGGCAGGGTTTTCGTCCGATTCCGGGGCTTCCGGGGCCGGTTCTGTGGTCGAATCGAGCGTATCAACGCCCAACGAATACATTCCGGCCAGTTGATCGGCCCCAGGAAGCGGTTCTCTCCCTTGGTCTTCCCGTGCTTCGTTCGGTGTGACGATTCCCGCTTGCACGTCGGCCCGAGTTTGTTCCTTGTTGGTCGGTGTCGCATCCTCAAACTGCAGCCAGAGGTTGCCCGAGTCGTCAAACTTCGGTACAAAGAACGCATTTAGGGCGGATTGCACGAGCCGAAGCATGGGGACTACCGAATCTTCGACCAATTGTAAACGCAACGTGGCTTGCACGTCGTATTGGGAAGCCGCTGCCTTGTCAAGTAACGCATAAGGAACGTGATACACGTTGCAGATTTTCAGCCGAGTTTGCTCGTTGATCGGAAGCCAACTCATGTCCCTCGGCGAAAACGTCAGGGTATCGAGTTTTGCCTCTTCCTCCCCGACAACCATAATCCCACCGTTCCCGTTTCGGCGAAACTTTGCGTTGAATCGGTGCTCTAATCGCAAGGCTTCGTCCTCTCCGATCCCATCTTTCACGGACAGAATTCCATCGGGCCGCCCGTTGTTTTCGAGGATCGAGCTAAGCGTTGCCGCCAATTTCTCGTCGATTTCCAAAGCGTCGTACACGGCAGCAAGCGGAGACTTGCCACGGTGCGGATTTGCAGGGTCGGGGACGATAAAGGGGACGATTTCAGCCGCCGAATAGGTCTCCTTTTTGCCGCCCTCGCCGTATTCGTACCCAACAACCTCGTTGTTGTCGCCAATCACGGGCTTGACCAACGCTGAATTGAGGACGTGGATAGCAACGGGAGTGCCGAGCGGGCCGGTTGGCGTATACCAATAGGCTTCCCCGGTCAGCTTCAGAAGCTGATAGGTCTTCCAGAAGATCGTTTCTTGCGTGTCGTTGTTCGAGTTTGGACGTTGCAAGAGTTGTAACGCCGGGTGCTCTTCCAACTCTTGGAGCGTTTGCCCCGTCCGGAGCTTCACTTTGCGATAGGGATTGCGGAGAACCTTGGTTGCTTCCACTCCCGAAAGCTGTTTGCTCGGGAATCGGCTCTTTCTAGTGCTGCGAAAGTACAACCCAAGGTCAACCGTGCACGCCGTGTTGGCGATTAAGTCAACACAAGCGTAGACGAGCCCCTTGAATTCTTCGAGTAGCTTCCTTTTGTCGGGGCTTTTCCCGTGCGGCCAAGTTGGTACGTGGTCAACGCCGAAAAAAGCTCGGGCGTCAATCGCTTTGTTCTCAATCGGCTTTCCGAATTCGTCTAAGATTTTGCTTTGTGTGCTCGGCTTCACTATACCTCCTCGAAAAGAAAATCGTTGTGACTCGCTTGGGGAATTTTGTTTCCGTCACACTATATTTAGTAGTGAGGAGGCAAAGTGAACGAGCGATATTTGGAACACAACGGGAAAAAGCAATCTATCAAAGCGTGGGCGGAAGAGTTGGGGTTGTCCCCAAGCATCTTGTATAGGCGTCTTTCTGCTGGTTTTTCTGTCGAAAGAACCCTGGTTGGAAAGCGGTTGAAATGCGGCAACAAGCGGAAGTTTACACCGGAGGTAGAAGAGGAGATTTGTCAGCAATACCGTGAAGGAAAGACGGTGTCGCAACTCGGTAACGAATACAAAGTGCATAGTCAGTTGATCTGCAAAGTACTCAAACGGTGTGGAGTTCCGGCTAGGGGAATATGGAGAGAGAACAGTACAAACTGGAAAGGTGGCAGGGTAGTCCATCCAAGAGGATATGTTCGTATCCTGATTGACAACAACCATCCTTTTGCTTCAATGGGGCAAAAGGTGAAGTACAAGGGGAAGGAAGTTGGCTCTCTCTACGTGTTAGAACACCGTCTTGTTATGGCGGAGTATCTCGGTCGTCCGTTGATAGAGTCGGAGACTGTTCACCACATCAACGGAAAGACAGGAGACAACCGTCTTTGCAATTTGCAACTACGAATCGGCAATCATGGGGGAGGACAAGTCTATTGTTGTGCTGATTGTGGGTCGAGAAGACTCAACCCTGTGCCACTCGACTAGATCGGGGTGAACAATAGATCGTTTTCCACGCTTAGCCACTCGTTCAGGGCCAGCGCGCACTCTGGGGGAACTAGGCTGGCGCGGCAAGAGGTTGTGTGGGAGAATCGTTTCGTGTGACATACCTGCAACACGAAAGGATTCTCGATGCTCTCGATCGGAGGTCAAGATGCGGTTAATCTCCTGCGGTTCTTCGATGATCTTCCCGACCCTCGGTCGATGGTCAATCGGCTTCATCGATTGGGTGACGTGATCGTGATTGCCATTTGCGCGGTGCTTGCGAACGCCGATGGCCCCACGGCGATTGCCCATTGGGCGAAGCTGAACGCGGCGTGGCTGCGAGGACACTTGGCGTTGCCCAACGGGATACCGGGCAAGGACACCTTTCGACGGGTTCTGGGACTGCTCCCTCCGGCTGCGTTCCAGCAGTGCTTTCAACAATGGCTGCAAACCTTGCAGGTACCCGCCGATGATGGATCGGAGAACAAAAGGCACATTGCGATCGACGGCAAGGCGTTGCGCAGGTCGCACGATCGCAAAAACGGCTTGGGTCCGCTGCACATCGTCAGTGCCTGGGCCTCGGATTTCGGCATCTCGCTGGGGCAGGTCGCAACGGAAGAGAAGTCCAATGAGATCACCGCGATCCCACAACTGCTGGAGGTTATCGACGTGGAGGACGCGATCGTGACCATTGACGCCGCCGGATGCCAGAAGACGATTGCCGCGAAAATCGTCGATGGAAAAGGTGACTACGTCTTGGCACTCAAAGGCAATCAAGAGAAGCTCTTTCAAGACATAGAGTTGCTGATGCTTGCTCACATGCAAGACGACTTCGCGGGCTGTCCCGTCAGTCGCCACGTCGAAGTGGAGCAGGGACATGGGCGTCTGGAGGCTCGCACTTACTATCAGATGACCGCCCCGTCTCACCTGCATGGACGCTCGGAGTGGAAAGGACTGAAGACCATCGGCGCGGCGGTCCGGGTCTACGAAGAGAATGGCATTGAAAAACGCGATATTCGGTACTACATCAGCAGCCTGCGTCGCAACGGCCAGCAATTCGCCCATGCGGTTCGCAATCACTGGGGAATCGAAAACTCGCTGCATTGGTCGCTCGATATGACTTACCGAGAAGATGAAAGCAGGGTGCGCAATCGCACGTTCGCGGACAACTTGTCCTGGCTACGCCGCCTGACGTTGAGCTTGATCAAGCAACATCCGGGCAAACAAAGCAACATCATGAAGCGTCGCATGGCGGGATGGAGCGTCGATTTCCTGATGCAAATCCTTACCGGAAAAGGAACTTAGTGAGCGCTGACCCTGCACCAAACCCATGACACATCGAACGATTCTG